CAAGGGGCGCAGGGAAGTGACCACCGTCAAGTACGCCTACACTTGACCCACAGCCCTTCGCAGGTAAAATCTCGTTACTACTACACACGGAGCCACCATGGCCACAGGAATTGCACTAATCCCCGTCGCTAGCGCACGCGACCTAGAAGCACAATCGCAGGCGCGCAACGCAAAGATGCAAAGCACGCCCGTTATCCAAGGCCTAGCCGCGCACACCCGCAAAAGGTGGGACGTCGCTAAAACGTCTAAGCGCGAGCTTGAAGAGCGCATGCTGGCGGGGTTGCGCCAGCGAAACGGTACGTATGACCCGGACAAACTAGCTGATATACAGCGAAACGGCGGGTCTTCTATTTATGTGAATCTGACGTCTGTAAAGTGCCGGGCGGCCACAAGTTGGCTGCGAGATACACTGCTGGGAGTGGGCTCGGACAAGCCGTGGACACTGGGCGCTACGCCGGAGCCAACGCTGCCACCAGATGTAGTCGAGGGTTTGCAGCAGCAGATGCAGCAAGAGCTGATGGGGCTTATGGAGCAAGGCGGGGAGATGCCGCCGGAAGAGCAGCTGCGCGAGGTGGCCGTCCAGATGAAGGACGCCATGATGCGTAAACTCAAAGAAGAAGCTGAAGACCGCGTCGACCGCATGGAGCGCAAGATGGAAGACCAGCTGCTTGAGGGCGGTTGGACTAAGGCGTTCAACGAGTTTTTGGATGACGTCGTTACGTTTCCGTACGCCGCCATGAAAGGGCCTATCAAGCGCAAGCGCAAGATACTGCAATGGAATAACGGCAAGTTAGAGCCAACAGATGTCATACGAAACGAGTGGGAGCGCGTTGACCCGTTTATGCTCTATTGGGCGCCTTGGGCATGGAATATAAATGACGGCTTTGTCATCGAGCGCCACCGCATGACTCACGAAGATTTGCAGTCGCTTATAGGGGTACCGGGGTACAACGACGACGCTATCCGTGAGGTGCTTGGTCGTTTTGGCGGCGGAAGTATGAAAGAGTGGTTGTGGTCTGACAGTGCCAAGGCTACTGCCGAGATGAAAGACACTACGGACGCAGTAGTTACTGACGACCTGATTGACGCTATTCAGCTGTGGGATTCCGTACAAGGTCGTGACTTGCTTGACTGGGGCATGAACGAAGACGACGTCCCAGACGCGGATCTGAACTACTCTTGCGAGGTTTGGCTTATCGGTAACACCGTTATACGGGCTGTTTTGAACTACGACCCCTTAGGACGCAAGCCCTACTACCTCACGTCGTATGAAAATATACCCGGCGCGGTAGATGGCAAAGGCGTCACAGATTTGTGTCGAGACTCACAAGACATGGTAAATGCCGCTGCGCGGGCATTGGCCAACAACATGGGCATTAGCTCTGGCCCGCAGGTAGGCGTCAATATTTCTAGACTACCCGCCGGTGAAGACATAACAAGCATGCACCCGTGGAAGATTTGGCAGTTTGAGAGCGCAGAGTACGCAGACAACACCCCTCCGCTTAATTTCTTTCAGCCTAGTAGCAACGCCAACGAGCTAATGGGTGTGTTTGAGAAGTTCTCCGCGAGGGCTGACGAAGACACGATGATCCCAAGGTATATGACGGGCGAGAACACCCCGGGCGCCGGGCGCACATCGTCAGGTTTGTCTATGCTTATTAGCAACGCAGGCAAGGGCATTAAGCAGGTTATTAGCAACATCGACCAGAACGTTATTGTGCCCATGATCGAGCGCTTGTACCAAGACAACCTACGCTACGCGGATGACCCGGATTTGATCGGCGACGTAAGCATTGTGGCTCGCGGCGCCAATAGCTTGGTTGTAAAAGAAGCTGAAGCTGTACGGCGCAATGAATTCTTACAGCTTGTGCTTACTAGCCCTGTTGCGCAACAAATTGTGGGTATGGATGGGGCAGCGGAGCTGTTACGCGACGCAGCTAAAAACCTAAGCGGTAATGTCGACAGAATTGTCCCAGACCGACAGCAAATAGGCACTATCCAGCAGCAGCAGCAGCTAATCACGCAACTACAGCAGCAGTTACAGATGATCGCCGGCGAGATGCAGGCGCAAGGGCCGGCACCACAAGGTGGGCAACAGCCAAAGAATATGCTGCCGGATGGATCTCAGGTTGGCGGGCGCGAGTCTAATTACATGTCGCCTAGGCCGAACGGTGTGTGAATTTAGTGTTGACACCGCAACACGTGTCTAGTATAGAATACGCACATGAAGATTTTTGTAGGCGCTAAGCCTGACCGGAAGCACATACAGGCGTTAATTCGATGTAAGCACCCGGACAGTGAGCCCATGTTGGATATGTTCCGAAAAAGCCTAGAGGAGACCAAACTGGCTCTAATAGCAGCGGACGACCCAGTGCGGATTCACCGGCTCCAAGGTCGGGCAGAAGTGCTAAGTGATTTTCTCGAAGCGGTTAGTAAATCGCCAGAGATTTTGGAGCGGGTGAAATAAACCGCATTTTTTAGTCCTAGCAAACCATTATGTGTACGGCAGACCGCAGCAGGAGCCTGAAACAGAGTTGGAGCTTTAAGGAGATATGATGGCATTACCTCGCCAAGTTGAAGCACAGATTAAGGAACTCGAAAAACTAGAAGCGCAGCTAGCTAGGGATAACGAGCCGAAGCAACAATCCCCGGAGACGGACCCCGTTGCGGACGTAGTAGAACCTGCGGCAGAGCCTGAAGTAGACCGAGCGCCCGAGCAAGATGCTCCAACCACCGAGAAAACGCCGGAAACACCACCCTCTAAGGAACCTACCGAAGAGACTTGGCAGCAGAAGTACCGCACCCTTAAGGGTATGTACGACGCTGAAGTTCCCCGCCTACACGCGCAACTCAAGGAATTGAACGCACGTGTGGACGATATGACTGCGGCAAAGCAAACGCCGCCCGAGCCAACCCGTAAGGATCCAGAGAAGTTGGTGACTGATGCTGATGTTGAGACCTTTGGTTCTGACTTAATTGAAGTCCAGCGCCGGGTAGCACGCGAAGTTGCACAAGAATTTAGCGCGGAGCTCGAAGATTTGCGCGGCCAGAATGTAAAACTGCGGGAGCAGCTAGACCATACTGACAGCCAGATTAGCGAGTCCTCATTTGCGAACAAGTTACACCGTTTGGTGCCAGATTTTGAGCAGATCAACACCGACTCACGTTGGATTGACTGGTTAAATGAGACTGATCCGTTTTTGAGGGGTCCGCGCAAACAGATTGCGCAACAAGCGTTTGCCACTGGCGATGCCGAAGGGGTTGCACACTACGTGTCTTTGTTCAAGCAGACGCTTGCCGCAGAGTCAGTAGAGCCACTCCAGAAGAAGAGCAAAGAGTTAGAGCGTCAAATTCAACCTAATCGTAGTTCGTCAGCGGCGGCTCCGGTTTCGCAAAAAGGCAAAATATACACGACGGCGCAAGTCGGAGAGATGTTTCGCAAGTCTGCGGACCTAGGCGGCAGAGGCAAACTAGATGAGGCTCGCAAAATTGAAGCTGAGATCGACGCTGCATATATGGAAGGGCGGGTATCCGCTTAACCAGTAGTTAGATCTGTAACAACCCTGTTTTTAAATTTTTTAGGAGGCCATCATGGCTGCTGTATATCCCGTAACTGGTTCCGGTGCGTTTGACACCAATCCTTCATACTCTGGTGCTTTTATCCCGACCCTGTGGTCTGGTAAATTGTTGGCCAAGTTCTACCAAAACACTATGCTGTCGGAGATCACAAACACCGACTACGAAGGTGAGTTGAAGAACCAAGGCGACACCATCCGTATCCGTTTGGCGCCCTCAATCAGCATTTCTGACTACACCGTTGGTCAGAGCTTAGCGTACGAAGTCCCAACGCCTATCTTCCAAGATATGCAAATAAACAAGGGTAAGTACTTTGGCGTGCAAGTCAACGACGTGCTGGCTTACCAGTCTGACATGGACTTGATGAACATGTTCACGGAAGACGCCGCTAAGCAGTTGAAGATCTCTATCGAGAACGAAGTGTTTTTTAACAGCTTTGTAACCGAAGGCCCTGCCACTGCTAACGAAGGCGCCACTGCCGGCGCTATCTCTGCCGCCTACAACTTAGGTACAGACTTAGCACCAATCGACCAATCTACACCTGAAAACGTGTTGAAGGCAATCCTTCGCATGTCTTCAGCTTTGGACGAGCAAAACGTGCCCGAAGATGGTCGTTGGTTGGTTATCAGCCCGCACGACCGCAACTTGTTGATGCAATCAAGCATCGCACAGGCGTACTTCACTGGCGACCAGTCAAGTGTTGTCCGCACCGGTAAGATCGGTATGCTAGACCGCTTCTCTGTGTACGTGTCTAACTTGCTGCCAAAAGGCGCAGCAGGTAAGGCGTTGGTACCCGGCTTGTCTGCTGCCAGCTCTGGCGGCGCGTTGACCAACGCATTGGCCCGTCGCGTTATGGTTGCCGGCACAAAGCAAGCCGCGTCGTTCGCAATGACTGTCACCAAGACTGAGCCTTTGCGCAACCAGACAGACTTCGGCGACATCGTTCGTGGTTTGGTAGTTTATGGCCGCAAGGTTGTTAAGCCAGAAGCACTGGTGGTAGCCCAAGTAGGCGCTGCTTAATCGGTGGTAAAGTAAAGAGGCCCTTCGGGGCCTCTTTTTCTATTCTAGGAGACACATATGACCGTATTTGACCTAATGAACCGCTTAGGCGGAGAAATACTTAGCAACAAGGTCCGAGTGACTGTCGATGGCGTTGTAGTTATCGTAGCTAGGCTAAACGACCAAGACTGGGTTTTAACAGAAAAAGGCCAAGAGTTGTTGAACCTACACTCTAACTTAGCCGTAGCAGAAGCAGCTGAGGCGCAGGCGTCTACAGCAAAAACGCGCAAAAAGACCGCATCTGCTGTAGAATTTAGGCACGCCCAGTCCGACGACTAGGGGCGCACAACTGCACCGTAAGGCCTGCCAATGAAACCACTTAGCGCATTCTATTCTCGCGTACTGCCGTTTTTGCCGGGCTGTCCCGAGCCTATCGCAGATCAGGCGCTGCTAAGCGCTGCTATTGAGTTTGCAGAGTCTTCGCTTGTACTTCGCCAAGACCTAGACCCGTTCTACAGTGTTACGGGCTACGCACAGTACGACTTAGAGCCGCCCACAACCTACCACGACATTACTAGGGTTTTAGGTGTGACTGTCGGGGCGGACGAGCTGCAGCCCGGGCTAGCGGAAACAATTCGCGGTAGCTTACCTACGGCTAGTGCAACACCCACTTTGTTTTACACAAGTCGCGCCGATAACTGCATGTCGTTGTTTTTGTCGCCGCCTCCGGATAAAGCGCAGTTGGTAGTTGTCAACGCGGCCTTGCGGCCAAAGCAAGACACTACGCACCTAGACGATGATCTGTACAACCAGTGGATAGAGCCTATTGTCGCTGGCGCCATAGCTAGGGCTATGCAGATCCCAGACCAAGCGTACACAAACTTTGCTCGGGCGCAAGAGTTGTTAATGCTCGCTGCTAGGCGCACGAAAACAGCGCGCATTGAAGGTATGTATGGTCGGGTACGCGGCTCTATGCGCGTACAACCCCGCCCCTTTGCATAAGGTAAACAATGACTACTTCCGCGCAGTCCATTATTAGAAGTGTTGTCACAACACTACAAGACCCACAAGCTGTGCGCTGGACCACAGCGGAGCTAATTCGCTACATGAACGATGGGCAGCGAGATATAGCGCTGGTTCGCCCAGACGCGACATCTACGCAAGCCACACTAGCGCTGTCCGCCGGTGCCCGGCAGGTTCTGCCGCCGGTTGGAGCCAAGCTGCTAGAGGTTATTAGAAACACCACTGGTTCGCAAAGGGCTATCCGCCTTACTAGTCGCCTAATCCTAGATGCGCACAACCCCGACTGGTACAGCAAAGCGGGTGCATCTGAGCTGCGACACTACACGTTTGACGCTAGAGAGCCGCGCATATTTTATGTGTATCCGCCAGCTTCTGCAGGTGCGTCAGTTGAGATGGTTTACTCCGCGTACCCGGAAGATATTAGCGAGCCCGCTGACGGCGCGCTGTATACCGCAGTGATTGGTAATTTAGCCGTGCAAGACATATACGCTAACGCGCTAGCAAACTACATTTTGTACCGCGCGTTTAGTAAAGACTCAGAGACCGTAAACGCGGCAAGCGCTACGGCGTACTACCAGCTATACCAGTCTATGCTTGGCATTGAGCTAAGCGGCACAACCGGCGTCGCACCAAAGGATTAAGCCATGTCTACCAAGATAAAACTCGTTCAAGGCGATACGCGGCCTCAGCTTAAGTATGTCGTATCTGACGAGACGACCGGCGCCATTGTAGACTTGACCGGAGCCGCGGTGCTTCTCAAGTTCCGCGCTGCTGGATCTTCCGCGCTGCTGTTTACGCTAACTGGCTACCTACAGTCCGGCATAGAAGACGCTAACGGCGTCGTGTCTCTATCTGGCGTCGGCGAGCAGTATGAAGTGCCCGGTATCGGCGGACGTGTTGCGTTCCAGTTCGGCACCGGCAATTTGGATATAACTCCCGGCCCCTACGAGGGGGAGCTAGAGGTTACTTTTACGGACTCTAGTATCCAGACCGTGTACTCATTAACCAAGTTCCAAGTCCGCGCACAGTTTTAAATGTCTAAGCTGCCAAAGCCACAGCGCCTTAAGGCTTTAGCGACTTACAGGGTTCTGGCTTCTCGCGCACGAGCCGTTTTGGGCACGGCAAAACTAAGCTCTAAAGCCATAAATGCTATTGCTAAAACAGCGGCGATGTCTGCTGTCGGAAGCGCAGGCGCTTTGTCGGCGTCCGTCAGGGCGTCTCTATTGGTGACTGGCGCGGAGACCGGCAAATTCTTCACGCTTATTAACATGGACGATACACTAACGGCGTCTGAAATCCGCTCGTTTAACGTGTCTAAGCTGCTTGCCAACGAAGTGCAAGCGGTAGACAGAGCATTGGCGCAGGTGCGCAAAGTCTTTAGCGACGCCGCTGCGGCCTCTGACGCCTCACTTGTGCAACTAGGTAAAGGCGCTGCCGACTCAGTAGGTACTAGCGAGGAAGTAACCCGCGCAGCAGGCAAAGCACTAGAGGACTCACTAAGCGCAGTTGACGCGCCCGCTAAGGGATTTTCTACGGGCAGGGCAGATGCCTTTACAGCGCATGATGATGCGCTAGTGACAGCTGGCAAGGTATTTGTTGACGCTACTAGTGCCGCCGAGGCGTTTAGCCGGGCTGTGGCGTTTGTGCGGTACTTTAACGATGTGGCCGACGCAACTGACGCGATTAACGCCGCCATACTCACGGATGACGGGCAGATAGCGCTAATTGGTAAGGCCGTATTCGACTCTGTAGCGACAGGTACGACTATAGACTTTGACGTAGCGCGAGTGCAGACGGACGAAGCGGCTACCATAGACAAAACGTTATTTGAGCTAGAAAAAGTTTTGGCTAGCGCAGCCCTCGTGGATGATATAGCGCTACTGGGCACAGGCAAGTCCGCTCTCGACTACGCTACAACA